CTGAGGTAGTAGCTGCTCAGTGGGCTCTTGAGTCCGGTTATGGCAAGCACACCTCTGGTAAGAACAATTTCTTTGGAATTAAGGGTAAACCAGGCTCTATCCACACAACCAAAGAGTTCGTTGATGGGGAATGGATCGCCATTGATGACATCTTTCGGGACTTTGATAGCCTAGAAGCTTGCATTGAGACGCTGATTAACCTTTGGTACAAAGATTACAAAGGGTATAAAGGTGTCAACCGTGCCAAGTCAGTTGAGGAGTGCGTCAAATTACTCCAAACTGAGGGCTATGCAACAGATCCAACCTATCCACAAAAACTATTAAAGCTGATTAAGGAGAACAACTGATGTCTCACCCCGTATTTCCTACCTTTCCCAGCAGCCCTACCATTGGTCAAACCTTTACCGATGGCAACGGTGCTGTTTGGGTCTTTGGTAACATTGGTTGGGCCAAGAAGACCATTGTTTTGACTTCTGACTTCCCAATCTATGAAGGCCTGTTGGTTGAGGATAAGCCCTAACTATGACAAGAGCCACTGAAGATCAGTTTAACGAGCTTCACGGCCTTGTTACAAAGGAACTGATCCTCCGCATTCAAAGCGGAACTGCCACCACACAAGACATTCGTGCAGCGTGCGATTGGCTTGCTAAGAATAACGTTACCGGTCTTCCAATCTCTGGTTCACCACTGGCCGAACTATTCGCCACCTTACCTGAGCTTGAGTTGGAGGATTTGGAACGTGTCATCCAATAATGACATTATCCGTAATGCTATAGCCACAGCAGCTCTTGGGTTGTTTGGATGGCACATGCTCACGCTTCATAACATTGCCAAGTCGGTTGAGGTGCTCATTGAAAAAGTGGGAAATAGTACTGCCCGAATTGAGCGTCTTGAAAACAAGGTATTCTTCTCCGAATATGGCACAGGCAAAAAGTAAGTCCGCCAAATACTACGCAGCCAACCCAAAAGCGGCTGCTAAGAAGGCGGCATATCAACGCAAACTGAATAAGAAGCCTTCTGTTAAAAATGCCTCCGAAGAGCGGTGGACTGAACGTAGAAGGCGCGGCCTAGCGGGAAAGGGAGGCCCCGATCTTTCCCATACCAAGAAGGGGACGATGGTTCTCGAAAGTCCAAGTCGGAACCGCGCACGAAATGGCCACAACAACAAGAGCACTAAGAAATGAACAAGGGTAATGCTAAGCCTCCTGGGCTTTATGCCAACATCAACGCCCGTAAAAAGGCTGGAACTTCCCGCTCTAAAAAGAACTCTACCATTACTCCTAAGGCCTACGCCAATATGAAGGCAGGCTTTCCTAAAAAGAAGAAGAAGTAAACCACCGCAGTAGGCACCCATGCCTCTCAAAGATCCTTCTGAGTACTTATTTCTTTTAAGGGCCATGACCTCCTCTGATGCAAAGCGGATGTGGCGAGCTGCAATTAAAGATTACTGGAATAACCAGTGTGTTTATTGTGGTTCGTCTGACAATCTGACCTTGGATCACGTTCATCCAAAAGCACGCGGAGGCCACGATACTACAAACAACGTAGTATGTGCGTGTCTTTCTTGCAATCAAAGCAAAGGCTCGTCCCATTGGCTTAGCTGGTGGGTTGGTCAAGAGACTTTTTCTCTTGATAACTTTTCAAAAGTCCTGTCTTGGACTACTACCTAAGAACATTTATTCTTTAAAAAGATGTCTACTCTTCCTGCTGGTGGTTCCGCTTTCGGTTCCATTTCTTCGGCTCCTGGTCGTCAAGATGAAGACGAACTGAAGAACCGTACTCATACCACCAAGAACGTGGTGAATGGTGTGGCTACTACCACCACCGTCCCCGCTACCTTTGCAGATTCCGCTACCACCGTGGCTCTGAATGCTACCGTTGGTGCTGCCAAGACTGCCATCCTTGCCGTGCGTAAGGCTGATCGTGTGCCCTCCTCCAACAACGCCAACAAGACTGGCCGTGTGCGTCGTGTGGATGTTGTTCAAGGCGCGATTCTGACCTTTGGTACGCTGGTTGGCGGTACTCTTTATACCACCGGCACCTATAATGGTGTTGCTCTGACTGGTGGTACTGGTACTGGCGCTACTGCCAACATTACCGTGTCTGGTGGTGCTGTGACTGCTGTGACCATTGTTGCTGCTGGCTCTGGCTATGACGTGGGCGAAGTGCTGAGTGCTGCTGCTGCAAACATCGGTGGTACCGGTTCTGGATTCACCATTACTGTGGCTACGACCTCTGGTCCCGTTAACGCCTGATTGTCATGGCTGCTCGTAAAGTTAATAAGACAGATCCACGAAACAAAGCTACTCCTGTCAGCAAACTTCGTGGGGCTGCAAAACAAGCTCGAATTTCTAAGGTTACCAAAGCTGAGGCTGGGCCTGCTACCGTTCGTGGTGGTATGGCCCCAGGGGCAGGACGCTCTAAGCCGGTTGGTAGCGGTAAGGGCGGGGTGACCAAGCCCAGCGGCACTCCTAAAATGGTAAATGCTGAAAAGCCTACCATGCGGATGCTGCGTGCTAAGGCACAGACCCTGCGTCAACAAACCCAGAACCCGACCCCTCGTGGGCAAGGGCGGGCTGTTACGATGCCCAACTCTGCCAAGCGTGGTGTTAACCTGCCTAAGACTGGCGCTCGTGTTCTTCGTCAACAGGCTGCTGGTACCACCTCTCCTGCATCTCAAGCTCGTGCTGCTGCTCAAGGACAAGCCCTTCGTAAAGCTGCTGAAACCCGTCGTGTGGCCCGTGCGGCGTCTCAACGGATGGCTAAGAAACTTGCCCAGGCAGGAGCTACTCGTGCTCTTGGTACTGTTGCTCGTCGTGCTCCTCTTGCTGCTGTTGCTGCTGAAGGCCTCACTGCTCGTAATACTGCTGATGGTACTCTGTCTGCCGCTCTGAAGCGAGGCGACTACAAACCAAAGCAAGGGCCAAGTCCTAAAACGACTCAGGCTTCCTTCAATAAGAAGTCCTTTGACCAAGCCTTTAAAGCTGCCCGTACCTCTGGCGCTAAGCAGTTTACCTGGCGTGGTAAGAAGTATACCACCAAGATGAAGGGTGAGTGATCATGCCCCTCAAAAAAGGTAGCTCCAAGAAAACGGTTTCTTCCAACATCCGTAAGATGATGAAGGAAGGTTACCCTCAGAAGCAAGCCATTGCGGCAAGCCTGTCCTCGGCGGGTAAGAGCCGTGCAAAAAAGAAAAAGTAAAAAGGCCCCGAGCTTATCTCTTGGCCGTGGAGAAAAGTCTGCTAAGGGTGGCCTTACTGCAAAAGGTAGGGCCAAGTATAACGCAGCCACTGGATCCAATTTAAAGGCCCCACAGCCCGAGGGTGGTCCTCGTAAGCGCAGCTTCTGTGCTAGGATGAAGGGCAACCCAGGACCAATGGCAAAGAACGGCAAACCAACCCGCAAGGCCCTCGCTCTTAAGCGTTGGAAGTGTGGTTAAATAGATGGATGCCCCCTCCCTCTGCGCGTGGGTGAGGGGGTTTACTTCGTAGTGGTTATAAGCCTGTCCTTTGCTCTTTTCACATGCTTTCTGTTCTAACTACTCTGTCCGTCATCACCAGCTGGTATGGCCCCGGCTTTCACGGGAACCTTACGGCTAATGGTGAACGATTCAATCAAAACGGCCTTACGGCGGCCCACAGAACCCTTCCATTTGGTACAAAACTTAGAGCCTGCTTTAAGAGATGTGCTGTGGTAAGGGTAAATGATCGCGGACCCTACGAAGGGAATCGTGGTCTGGACCTCAGTAAAGGTGCGGCTGATGCTATCGGTCTCACGAACTCTGGAGTTGGAAAGGTTAAGGTGACTCGCCTTAATTAAATAAAAGGGCCCTTATTGGTGCCTAGGAGGGGCTACAACGCCTCTCCACCCCCTGTTCCGTACGTTCCCCTTATGAACAAAAAACAACCGCCTTCTAGGCCCGTAGAGGAGCAACTTTCGGAATCGTTTCCGTTGTTTCTTTCTCTGGTATGGAAATCGCTCGACCTGCCTTCTCCAACCAGAGCACAACTAGCTATTGCTCAGTACCTTCAGAATGGACCTAAACGACTCCAAATCCAAGCCTTTAGGGGACTCGGTAAATCCTGGATCGCTGCTGCCTTCGTTCTGTGGACGCTATGGAACGACCGTGATAAGAAGATCCTTGTTATTTCTGCGTCTAAACAGAGAGCTGATGACTTCACTATCTTCACTCAGAAATGCATTTTGGAGTTTGATTGGCTGGCTCATCTTCGGCCTGTGGACGATGACCAACGGTGG